TGAAAATGTAGCAACACAGTGTGGTTTAGTGTTTGATGTTATTACAACAGCACCTTTTGTTCCAGTTAGAGCAGCAGTTGAGGATAAGGATACATTATATAGTCCCGCTATATTTACTGTATTATGCAATTCAGCACTACCAGAAGGGATGCCTCTCAGTAATAGAGAAGCTTTTGCAAGACGCAGGAATGTTACAGTACTTGTTAAGGGTAATTATGATGGTTTGTTAAAAGAATTTGGTGAAGTTTTTAAACAAGAATTGGCTAAGTGTAAAGTTTATGGTAGGTTACCAGCTGTTATGAAAGAAAATTATAAACATCTTACTTTCACATTTCAAGATATCATGAATCCTACTTTTACACCACGCGCCATCAGCGTAGATGGGCGTACGACACATGATTTTGCCCAATTCATGGATATTATGCGGGTTCGTTATGCGGAACATGTACAGATTAGCACAGCTTCTTATACACAACGTTTAGCGGAAAATTACGCATCAAGAGGTATGGAAGTACCAATTTTTGCTAATTTATTGGAAAATCAGGAAATTGATATACAATTTGCACTTACCGAGTATATTGCAAAATATGAAGGTGATCATAAAGTGTTGGAAGCGCTGGATGTGTTGTTTGATAAGTCTAAGGTTGAAACAAGCGATGCACATCGTATTTGGGCAAGTACCAGGAAAAATGCAACATTAAGTGCAGTGTTTAATAAAGTTTATAGTAATGTGGACGTTAAACAAGGTACTGGCATGGATCAGCAGGGAATTAAAGATAAGACCGTCAAGTTTGCCTCTAAATTTGATGATAAAGACATAATATCCGGTTCCTCTACATTAAATTCATCACATGTATGGAGGACAAAAATCACATTGTTAGAGTATATGGAACGTTATAATAATAATATGCTACAACGATTGGATGGTAAACTAAAAGAATATGAAGCAGTTGAACCCTTAGTGTCTGCTAAAGATACTATTTTGTTTAAGGAGAAAGGGT